AACATCATTACAATCATTCACACATTGATGTAATGGATAATTCTTCAAAACACCCCCATCAACATAGTAGATACCATCCGCAAAAAAAGGGTCAAATAAAATTGGTAAGCAACATGACGCATATACTGCATCAATAAGTTTCCATTTAGGATGAGTTTTATAAGATATGTCTGTTAATCGCAATTCAGAGTATTCTGTTGTAAAAAAATGTATTTCTTTTTGAGTAAAATTGTAAAATTCTTCTAAAGTAACATCAATTGTTAAGTCCTTTCCCAATAACATTGGTTTTAAACTCTGAACTATAGGTGTTTGGTCGAACAATCCCCCTTCTTGAATTGCTCTGATAACTGTTTTAAAGTTTATTTTATACACTTCATTCCAAGGTCTTTCTACCATAAATGTTTCTATATCACTAACCGAATAATTCAAGCTAAAATATACGGCAATCATAGTACCTACGGATGTACAATACATACTTTCTATTTTTTCCATGTCAATAAATGACTCTTTTAGTAAATGTTTTATAGAACCAAAAAATGCAAAACCAGCATATGCCCCACCTGAAATTACTAAATGCTTTATCATCATTTAGGAATATTGAAAATACTTATATATATTTTTACAAAAGACAAACATTATTTTTGAAATAATCCTTTCATCAATTTACTTGATACATATGTTCCCAAAACCATCCACATTGTTGCGATTTGACGAGATCCTGTGTAAATCATCCAGCTTAAGCCTTGACAATAAGGGGATGACGTGTATATAACTGAGAAAATAATGTCAATAAACGTCTTGCCAACGCAATGTTCTATGTAAATATGAGATGCAATAAAATGCAAAAATACCCACAAAACGTACATACTAGACGCACTACAAATGAAAATTGCAATTTCTATAAAATATTCTTTTGAAAACATTTTAGGTCTGTGAGTTTTGTTTTCGTTTAAAGTAGTCAGTGTTTGATTTGATACTTTACGGATAATTGTTTGATAATATTGTATTTTTAGTATTACTATTTGATGTTCAATTTTACAACAAATAGATCAGTATTGTTTTTTATTCTTAAAATTTACCCAAGATTTAAATGGATCATACAATTTACATTTCATATGTTCTACAGGTATTATTCTTTCTTGTAAAGGTTTGTACAATTCGTCGTATATAAATTCGTTTTTAAAACCTAATTTAGAAGCGTCATTGCGATTATAATGGTAATATACTTTATCGATATTTGCCCAATAAAGCGCACCTAAACACATTGGACATGGTTCGCATGTTGTGTACAAAATACATCCTTTGAGAGAAAATGTTTTTTCATGGTGACATGCTTTTCGAATTGCAATCATTTCAGCATGTGCAGTAGGGTCATTTGTACATGTAACACAATTCGTACCAATAGAAACAATACTATTGTCTCGAACAATTATAGAAGCAAATGGCCCACCGTCGTTCATAATATTCCGATACGCATATTTTAATGCTAAATCCATAAATTCATTCATGTATATATTTAATAAATAATAATGTACTCGCTATTGAGAGATATAAAAATTGTCCTATAACACTATAGAACATGTCATGTTTTTTGTACGTTGATGACGAAGAGACTTCTGGTAAAATAAACATTGATGATTTGTATGATAATAAAAAAAAGAGAGATTTAAAACAATTATCAATATTTAATAAAATATTAAATCGAATACACAATCGAATAAAAATAACAGGACGAAATAAGCGAGGAGATCGTCATATATGGTTCAATGTTCCTGAATATCTATTTGGGGAACCAGTTTACGACAAGGGAGACTGTATAGCTTATTTAGTAAATAAACTACAAGAAAATGGGTTTTTAGTAAAATATATGCATCCAAATACTTTATTTGTCGGTTGGAGTAATTGGGTACCTCAATACATTAGGTCAGAGTTCAAGAAAAAAACTGGAAAACTAATGAATGAAAAAGGTCAGATCACAGACCCTATGAAAGATGAAGATGATGATTTAAATGAACAGGACATAAACGAAAGCATATTCAATCAAGGAATGAATAACACTTCACAAAGAAAAGAGCAAAAACAATATACACCTATAGACAAATATAAACCTACTGGAAAATTTGTTTACAATCCGGAAATATTAGAAAAAATTGAAAAAAGAGTTCATTTTTAATAAAAAGCATTTATGAATAAAATTGAAAATAAATATTTGTGTTTAATATAACAACAATATATCTCAGAGCATTTTATGATGTCATTAAATGCTTTTACGAAAACCAAGAAAGTAAAGAAACAATTGAACTCTACAGATAAACAAAAGCTTTGGGCGATATACGATAATGATAAATCAGTAATATCATCAAATTACGAATCTAGTTTAGAAACTTCACAAGGAATAGTAGAACAAACAGAATTTTGCATAAAATGCAGGAATTTACTAATATATTCAGAAGAAGGTTTTCCTACTTGCAAAAGCGCAACATGCGGACATATGAATAATTATACATTAGATTATTCGCCTGAATGGAGATATTTTTCAGGCGAAGGAAAATCAAATAATCCGGATACAACGAGATGTGGAAATCCAATTGATCCATTGCTAGAAGAATCGTCATATGCTTGTAAAATATTCTGCAATCAATCCGCATCAATAGAAATGAAAAATTTGAGAAGATGGAGCAAATGGCAATCTATGCCACATAAAGAAAAAATGTTGCATGAAGAGTTTCAGCTAATAGGAACATACGCTTCAAATTCAGGAATACCAAAAGTTTTCATTGAACACGCTAAAACAATATTCAAAGACTTATATGAACAAAAGACATTTAGAGGAATGAAGCGTGATGCGATGCGCGCAGCATGTATATGGATTGCATGCTGGAGAAACGGTTGTCCGCGAACTCCAAATGAAATAGCAGAAATATTTCACATTGATAAAAATAGCGCTTCTTTAGGATGTTCATCAGCTGAAGAATTATTGCAAAGTCATGAACGATCGATGGACGAAAATGACAAGCTCTTTCTTTGTGCTCTCACACCGAGTGCATTTATCGAACGCTTTTCCAGCAAACTTGACATGTCACCTGAACATCACCTATTGGCAAAATTTATTTCTCAACAAGTGGAAAAGAAAAATTTAATACCAGATAATCGTCCTCAAGCGATCGCAGCTGGAATTTTATTCTTTATATCAGTACATTGTAATTTATCATACACGAAACAAGATATCAAAATGAAACTCGGTGACGAGGCAAGCGAAGTAACTATAAACAAGTGCTATAAAAAACTGGATGAATATCAAAAGGAATTGTTACCATCAATGTTCAGAAGAAAAAAAAACAAGTAATTTGAAATTATTGTTTATTTAGAAAAGTCTTGTTACTATATATATGAGTTACTGTCCAGCACAACCACCATTTATGTATATGTGTCCACAACAAAACATTCCATCTCTATATCCTAAGAAATCAAAGCGATACAAGAAAAGCAAAAAATCAAAACCATACGACGAAAGTTCATCTGACGAGGAAGAGCCAAATAGAAATTATCAAATGTATCAGTACCCCCAACAAGCATATGCAAATATGAATCCACAATATGGGTTTTCCAACGGTTATCAACAATCTCCCTATCAACAATCTCCCTATCAACAACCTCCCTATCAACAATCTCCCTATCAACAATCTCCCTATCAACAACCTCCCTATCAACAATCTCCCTATCAACAATCTCCCTATCAACAACCTCCCTATCAACAACCTCCCTATCATAACTTGCATTTTCCTACTGAATTTCACCAAAAATCATACGCTGAAGAAAAAGACAAAAATATACCATTTCGCTCTCATCCTTCATTTTTTTACAATCAAGAGTCAAAGGAAAAGGAAGATGATCCGTTTGCACCACCAACTTACGACCAACATTTATTCGAAGAACCTGTACATGAAGAAAATGAAGTACATCATTGCGATTCAATCCCAATACCACCCTCTGTACAAACATCAACACCAAACGTGTCGCAAGTTACAGAGAATAAACTAGACATTGATCAAATTATAAGCATTTCAAATAATGATAAAAACGATAATAGTGATTACAATTATAACAGCGATAATCATGAAACTGATGAAGAACCGATAATGACAGCAGAATCACTTACTCAGATGCTAATGCCTTATATTTCAGAACAATTAAACTTACCACAAACAAAAACTGACACCAATGATGACTGTAATAATAGTTGTTACTCGTGTGATTCAAATGAAGAAAATGAAGATAACGTTGGAAAAGAAACGTATGTTTTAAAAATACCCAAAAATAAAAATTGTCCAATGTACTTGTGTAGTAAAAACTAGTATTTTTTTCATAAACAAATAATATATGGAACATTCACAATCATCTTTTTCTGAAATAGTTGTTCCTAAAGTTATATTTATAATTCCATACAGAAATAGAGAATTACAACTTGGACTTTTCAGAAGGCATATGAAATATATTTTAGAAGATTTGGATCCTAGCTCATACAAGATTTATTTTATTCATCAACAAGATAAAAGAGTTTTTAATAGAGGAGCTCTTAAAAATATTGGATTTCAGATAATGAAAGAAACTTATCCTGAAAGTTATAAAAACATCACTTTTGTTTTTAATGATATTGACACGATGCCATATGTAAAAAACTTTTTCAATTATGAAACAAAAAAAGGAAATATAAAACATTTTTACGGTTTTGAATATGCTTTAGGAGGAATTGTATCCATAAATGGTGAGGATTTTGAAAAAATAAATGGATATCCAAATTTTTGGTCATGGGGATATGAAGATAATGCACTTCAAAAACGTGCAACTAAAATGAAAATAAACATTGATAGAAGTCAATTCTACAAAATATTGAGTGGAAGTATAATACATTTACAAGATGGATACATCAGACTAGTGAATACACACGAACAAAATCGTTATCATTGGAGTACCAGTGAAGGTTTAACAGAAATTTCCAGTATTGAACACAACATAAATAATGACATGATAAATGTTACGTACTTCAAGACACAGTATGAAGTACCAGTAAAAAATTACAAGGAAAGAGATTTACGTGAAAAAGAAGTGCACACAGTAAGGGGAAGACAATACAAAAGACAACCAATGGCTATGTTCATATAATTATTCACAACTTAATATCCATTTAGAAGTAACACCGTAGCTTGTTTCATTTTCCCATATTCCAGAGACTTTTAATATGTAATATATGTTACGCGGTCCAGGTGTGATATTTCCATGTACTTTTATTTTTCCTTTTGAGACTTGATTATATATACTGGTTATCGTTTTTTTCTTCACATTTTTAAACAAAGCATACTGATATAATAATTGCGTCTCAAGCTTACATATAGTATTCAACAATTCTTTATTTTCATTCATATTGATGTCAAAAGTTAAAAGATATTTATTTTCATACATTTGATCTGTATGTGCATCAAAAAATGGGACAAAAAAGGAAATTCGATTCATTGTAAAATTTGGATGTGTATATAGCACTTTGGTAAATGTACCTTCGTTCATTACTATATTCGTTTGAGTATCAATGTAATAAAAATAACTTGAATCATAGTTGAATAAATCTAACGCTAAAATATTCATGTCTTATAAATAAAAATATCTTACTTTTATTTATTTTTTTCAAAGTACTTATTTCATTTCGCTTTTCAAGCGAACAAGCTGTTCTTGAGTTAAAGAAGTAACTTTCATCTGAGACTGTAGTTGCTGTCGAGATAAATAATTATCTTTGATATCACTTATACTATGTTGTGCATGAGAAACTGGTTCGAACATGCTACTGTATAGTTTTGGTGAGTCGAATTCTTGATTTGATTTAGAATTTTTATTCCGAATGGTATAACCTACATCATTCAAAGAATCATGAAACATCTGTTCTCTCAATGTATTAGCATTTTCAGTCATAAATTTTCTATATTGCCAATTTGATTTAATATTATTTGATTCTAGTATTTGTTCGTTTAATTCAGCAGATGGTTGCCATGATGCCGTTATATTTCTTCCATCTGACATGAGTGGTGGAAATTTACTGTAATCATTATTAGTTTGATAGCCGTTGTTTGGTAATACAACCTCTTTGTAAGCTTCACATAGTACATTCCCTCGGAAATTACTCGAATAACCAAACATTTGTAATATATAGTAGATATTACAAAATATTTTACAGGAAGCTTTACTAGATCTTACAATACTGTCTCCTAAACTAATCGTATCTCGATAAAATTAAAGTGATTAACTCATTTTTTTTCATCTTTGATGGTTCTGTAGAAAGTCCTTCTTGTATAGCCATTGCTCTTAACATTTGAACATTCATCTTCTGCAAATCACCGCGAGTAAAATTATTTTCGTTATTAGTTACCGTAACAATATCTGTATTGTCACTCTCTATAATGTTGTTTTTGTCGTGATTGTTAGTTCCACTATAAGTATCTTCATCATGAATTATTGTTTCATCTAAAATATAATCAAAGTCTCTTCTAATGTTTTCTAAACTACTTTCACTTACTTCCGGTGTCAATGCCCTATCATTAATGTCACTTTCGTCTTTTTGGGACAACTTCATTACATGAATTGGTATTGATGAATTTGACCCTTCAATATTAACTTCTTCTAAATCGTCGTTTGATTGAGTTTCAAAGTCTGGTTCATATTGTTCAATAGTAGAAGATGCACAACTTTCAACTCCGTCTAATTCTTCGTTATCATAATCGCTCACATTGAAGGCGACTGGAGTAGAGTCTCTACTATCACCTGATTGAAAGTTCATCATTTTAGAAATATCCCCTCCTGAAATAAATACATTTTTCATAATTTCATCATCTTCTGGTGACAATTCAGAGTTTTTAAAAATTTGCTGAAACATATCAGTGATATTATTGGAAGCTTGATCTTTAGGAATGAATGAGGATTGAATATCGGTTTTATTCTGCATTTTAGATACAGTATAACTTATTGTCTCAATATTTTGCTTTATGTTTGCAAACTCCTCAATGATTGTTTTCGAAATGTCTCCTAAAGTTTCATTATTTTTTTCAATATAATCAATCCGTTTTTTAAAATGATAAACCATAAGAAGTATTAAAACAAAAGAAATAGCCAAACATAAGAAGAAAAATGACTCAAAAATGGAAAATACATTCATTTTATTGATATGCCTAAATATTAATGAACATATAAACGAATGTTTAAGTATATTCAACGATGAATATATGATAATTATTTCAATGTATAATTTATAGGAATGAATATTTTAGAAGAAATCCCTCAAAGTAAAAATGAATCAAGTAGTTTCATGTCAAGAAACAATGATTTCCAAATGCCAAAAATGACATCAGAAACTAAGATCAGTAATAATTCTGGCTCGGAAAGTAAGTTCGCATCTCCAGCAAAATTCAACACATTCGTGTTATTCGATGTAAGAACAATGATTATAATTATTTTGTTGATTTTGATATTTTTAGCTAATTATGGTATAAACGTATTTGGTTTCATTGGAGAATTAATTCAAAAAGTGGTTGATGTTTCAAAACCGCATCTATCAAAAATTCTAGGTTTTATTGGATATTCTTCAGGAACCGCTATAAATAAAACCGCAGAAGTAACATCTTCCGTTACAAAAGGTGGTGTGGATATTGCTGAAGGGGCTATTCAAAACATAGGTGATATTTTAATAGGTGATGAAGCTATTGCGAAAGACAGTATTAAACATTATACAGAACCATCTGAAGATACGACAGAAAACCCTATTCAAAAATCACTTAGTTCTTCCAAAGCAAAATGGTGCTTAGTGGGAGAATACAAAAATAAACGTGGCTGTATCGATATATCTGAAAGCGATAAATGCATGTCTGGACAAGTATTTCCAAATGAAAAAATGTGCATGAACCCCAATATAACACCATGATTACTAAAAAAAACGAATATTTTTAGTATTTACAGTAACGACTTTCCCATTATTTCCATTAAGCGTTATTTGTAAGTGAAATTTATAAATGTAACCAACTTCTGTGAATAATGTAATATTTCTTATAGTTATATTATCTGAACTATATTCTGTAATTGGTGTCGGTTCAATGTAAGTTATTACACTTCCACCATACGTTACTGAAAAAACAACTTGATCAATTGAACCTTCTTCCAATATATAAGGGATCTCAATGGTATATGATGAAATATTTTCTGGTATCAATTGACCTATTTGAAATGCCGCTAGATCGTATTCAATACCGCTTTCAAATATTTTCATACCGTCTTCTGCAGTTTTTAAAAACTGTAAGATGTGCTTGTTTAGCGGTTGGTCTGAACTACCGTACCGAAACAGAAGTGCATTTGGTCTATAATTATATAAAGGTACATTGTCATCTAATTGAAGAACAATATTCGGTCCTGGGATATCTGATGAAGATGCAAAAGTTGCCAAATATTTACATGAATCATCTAACCTCCTTTGTCTAAATTTACTACCTCTTGTAGTTTGACTAAATAATTCTTTTTGAGTTGGTTTATTATTATTGCGTTTTAATATTTCGGCTTTTCTTCTCATGTCGAATTGTCTTTGTGTGATTCCATTACCATAAGGTGATTCTAGTTCAAATCTACTTAGTGACATCGCAATATGACTTTTTGTTCTGATATTTTCTAGGTGCATTCGCGCAATTTTACAATCAATACTATTCGCCATAATATACAATGTATTTGGACATTATGGATTCTAAATATTATCACGAAACGTAGTTTTTTGTAATATTTATCAATACTTGTTAGAATACCATATATTTGACAAGTATGAATAATTACCAGTACTTGCTTGTGAATCAATAGATACATCGCTTGGTGTTGTATTTGGCCCAAACATTACAATATTATTCAATTCAAACACATTCAATGCATGACTATAGTATCGAAGATTTGAAATTTTACCTTGAAATCCACCATTTGCACATGCAATAATATCATAAAAATTTTGTTTGGGAACTCTATCCATATTATGTCGTTTTGCGATAGTTCCATTTACATAAACGTCTAAAACTGTATTTTGCATACGAATTGCTAAATGAACCCATTTCTTGATTGGTATGCTCTCAACCTTTATTTCATCTCTTCCTTCATCATAATCCCCCTTTACTACTTCTTTCCCTCCTATATGGTCCATAAAAATGTGCGCATTGATTTCATTTGCATTTGCATTCAGATCTTTTTTAATGTATAATCCAGGTCCATTCACTAAATTTACTTCACCATCTTTAAATCTCTCAACTCCCTTGACAAAAACATTTTGATATGATGTGTTATCATTCTCATTCAAAAATAACCATATTGACCAAGTAAATTCTAGTCCTCTATGTTTGTCATTAGATTTTAACACTGAAACAGTACTGTCTTTACTTGGATCCTGTGTTATAACAATTTTTTCATTTCCATTCAATGAACCTTTAACAATATAAGGATTGGAAGAAGGAGACATAAAATGACCTAGTAATGTCATAAAAATCTTCAATAAAAACATAAAAACAATAAGAACAATGACAATAAATGCAAATTTAGCTAAAAGAGAATTAGAGTCTAAAAACTCACTACTCGCATCTACAAATGATTTATTGGAAAATTCATTTATTGACGACTGAACATTTTCCTTAATGTTTCCGATAGATTCACTAATGTCTTGGGTAGTATTTTCAAAGCTGTCTTTTACTTGATCCACGGAAGGGACACTATCCTTCATCTGTTCTATAAATGGTTTATCTTCATTCATTATAGTCTATATGATAGAAATAGATTATAATGAATTAAATATAGTAACAACATTAAAACAATGTGAACTGTTTCATATCTAAATCATCTTTCGTAAGTGTAAATGTAGCTCCATAAGAAGACAATAATTTGCTAAAGTAGTTTCCTCCGTTTCCTTCCATGTACTTACTCCAAGCAGTTGCAGGGTTCATTGGAGTGGGAAATCGTTCAAATTTTGCTACATATGCTTTACATGAACCACCGCTACAGTTTCCGTACGAAATTGTAAAGTTTTCGTCAGTGCTTTTTGGTACAATCTCCAATTGTTGCGATTTCACCATTTTACCATCCATATAAATATCAACAATTCTGCTGTCAAAACTAATCATTATACAACTCCATTTTTGTATAGGAAAGTTATCTGATATTACATTATTTACTAGAGTATCATCTTGATTCAAAATGTTATACTGTAATTTTGCAGTGTTGTCAACAAAGAGATGAAAAAATTCATTAGTACCACCTGTATCAGTTGTTATTTTTATTATGCTAGTATTACCAGTAGATTTAAGAGATTCTACATAAAGCCATAGACTAAAACAATAACGAGAAGAGTTAGGTTGAGATAAGTCTTTGTAAGAAACAGTACCGTTCGAATCACTAAGATCGACTTTTGTGGTTACTACTTTTCCTTTTTCTGAAACAACTTTATATAAAATATATATAACAATCAAAAGAATTATTCCTAAAATAATCAAAGTAGAGTTCATTATATTTTTAGTGTAGATTATTTACTGGAGGATTCTGAATACTCAAAATATTATATGCTTGACGTATTTGTGTTTGATTGAGTACTTTTGAATGAACCCTCAATTCACATATTGCACCATGAACCTTTTTTGTGTCTGACCCTACAGTAATTACAATATTGTGATTATAAACTGGTAAATGGTTTGCCAGATCAAGTGAATGCATCAATTCTCCATTTACAAACAAATCTACTTGATTGTTATTATAATTAAAAACAAAATTATTCCACTTTTGGAATTCTACATCTAAAATAAGAGTAACATCGTCCAAGCTATAACCATTTGCTAAATTTCCTTCATTATTCGAAAACACAAATATAAGTTTCCTTCCAATAATACCAATATAAGGAGTTCCTAATTGTGGATCGTCAGGTTCTTCTAAAGATCCGGAATCCTCACCAATTCTAAACAACATAATCTCTTCGCTATCAGAAATGGATGGAGGATTTAATGTCATCCATAATGAAACACTGTAATTCCTAATAAAAGATTTATTGAGTGAATTTTTATTTTCGTCTTTACTCAAAGTTTTGCTTACTTTATACTGCTTTTCCAGTTCTTCATATTCCTTAGTTGAATTATAGAATATCTCTGGTCCAGCAACCGTTTTTTTACTGTACAAAAACATTGGCTCCTTGATTATACGATTACTTTTATTAAAAATATACTTTGACATTAGTTTAGGAATGAAAATATACAGTAAAATTAAAATGACTTCTATCAAAATAAGGACATAAACTACCATAGGAGTCGAAATAAATTCTCTAAAAAGATATTGTACGTAATCATTAATTAAACAAGGAATAACCATAAGAGAAAAAAGAAAAATCCCAACTTTTCCTTTTTGCCTAAACGATTCATTCAAAAACACATTGAATAAGATAGTTATGAACATTACGAAAATACAAAATAGTAATAATTTAGAAATAATGACGAGTAAAAACGATGAATCATCAGATAACGGTGGAAGTCGCGTGAACTCGGTAAAAGAATAAAAAACGTCTTTCAAGACTTTATGGAAAGAAGGTAGTCTAGAACTTAATATAACAAGTAACATAGAAATTCCCATAATTAACACAACAACCAAGTATTTTTTACTTTCTAACTTTAAAAATATGAAAAATGCAAATGCCATCAAAGGTAAAATAATAGCTGTCAAATAAAGAGCATTATTTCGATCTGTATTTGCTTCTTCATTTTTTGCTATTCTGGAAAATATAAAAATAAAATAAACAATAAACACAAAATAAATAAAGTTTTTTACAATTTTCTTGAAAGATTTATTCTCCCATATATCATCTGAAATACCAAACATTACTTATATAATAAAACTATCTATATTTTCCTAAAGATTTTCAATAGTAGTTTTCTTTCCATGACATTCTCTACATAAAGCAACCAGATTATCTATGTGATTACTACCGCCATATTCTAACCGTACTTTATGATCTATTTCAAACCATGCCGATAACTGATCATTACAATCCCCACATTTCCAATTTTGCCTAGCCGCAACGAATTTTTTCTTTGTTTCGCTTACAGACCTCTTTGTTCCTTTTTTACCTGAATTCATCATTCGCGATTCAGATTGACTGTTTGTACCTCCATTCGGAAGAAGCATATTCATCATGCTAAACCCATTCCCTTGATTTGTTTTGCCATCTGACATATTATTGTAATAACTTTGTTTTGAAGTAAAGTCTAATATGGGAGATATAACATTGCTAGTATTTTGATCAACTGGCAAATACTTCAAGTATTCATGAGATGTTGCAAATAATTCATTTGCTTTTGCCGGATTCTTTTTAAATAACCAGAAAAACACAAACCCACCAAATGCTACACCAGCCATTTGATAATATTTTTTATACGACAATAGATTTTTTAAAGTTTTTCCATCTGTGTAAATATTAAAAATGATTAAAGCAGTGATTGCAAATATTACAATCTCAATACGCATTTTATATAATGATCCATTATTTTGTATAGTAGACAATAAAAAAAGCAAAAATTACTAAAAACACAATAATGATATGTTTCTTTTGAACACCAAATTTTTCCGAAATTTTATATGATTTTGGCAAATAATTATTGTAATAATTATCTAAATGTTGAAAATATGTATGTTCTTCGTTTCCCAATTCGTAATCTAATTTATTATGAATAAAGTGAATCCAATAAGTAAAAGAGTCCTTATTCTCCAAATACGGCGTCACTGGAAAGCTATCAAGTATATACATTAGTTTCTTTTGTATTGTCGAATTCGGACAAAATAAAGGCATGTTTTGTACGAAATCATAATATTTTCGTTTTGTTACCTTATTAGGGAAATCTGGATATCCATGTGCGGTAGAGTACATGAAAAACCAAAACGACGGTAACCATACATCCGATTTAAGGTCTTTCATATTACAATGTCTATTATTATCATATATTTTAAAAAATATAAAAACATAAACAGTATTTTTATTTTTTATAATAAGTAATGAATAATAGAAGTGAATTATTTTGTAATAACTGTGGAAAGAATGGACATTTATTTCATATATGCAAAATTCCAATAACAAGCTTGGGTATTATATGTTTTCGCTATTTTGAAAACGAAATACAATTTTTAATGATAAGAAGAAAAGATACTTTAGGATATATCGATTTCCTGCGAGGAAAATTTTCGGCATATCAAAGAAACTACATATTAAATATGCTAAATCAAATGACCCAATACGAAAAGAGTGTATTAATAAAAAAGTATAATGTAGTCAAATCTGGTGGAACTATTCCTAATTTGAAAGAACGCATACTTCTTTTGATTAACGGAGTTAATAAAAATGGAGTAAAATATGACTTACTAGATCTTATAAAAGAAAGTAATATGAATCCCATATGGGATGAACCAGAATGGGGGTTTCCTAAAGGTAGGCGTAATGCACAAGAAAGTGATTATTATTGCGCAATAAGAGAATTTACAGAAGAAACTGGGTATAGAAATTCTAAACTAAAAAACATACGAAATATTTTACCAGTAGAAGAAACATTTACTGGATCTAATTACAACTCTTATAGACATAAGTACTTTTTGATGTATATGGGATTCGAAGATAGTATAGCAAATAATAACTTTCAGAAGAGTGAAGTAAGTAAAATGGAATGGAAAAATTTGCCTGAATGTTTAAACTGCATACGCCCTTATAATTTAGAAAAAAAAAGAATTATACAAAATGTCTATAACTGTTTAAACACAACAATGTTATTAACATTAACAAAAAATAATATCAATTAATATAAAAGATGAGTGATACAAATATCGAGCGCAAAACATTGAAACAATCTTCGATTATTGAGCCTCATAATAAAACTAAAAAGAAGATTTGCCCACGTGGAAAATGGTATGTTCCTAGTTTAGATAAATGTTTGCCAATCGATGAAGCAAAAGCTATAATAAACGAAGAAAAACAAAGAAAAGCCAATGACAAGTTAAATTTGAAAGCACAAAAAGAAAAAGAAAAACAAGAACTCAAAGAAAAAAAACGGAAAGACAAAGAAGAATACAAAGAACAAATGAAAAAAGACAAAAATGAAATTGTAGATAATAAAAGAAAAAAAACAAAAAACAAAGTTGTAAATCAAGAAGAACAGGAACAGGAACAGGTTCAGGAACCGGAAAAAGAACCAGAACAAGAACAAGAACAAGAACAGGAACCAGAACCAGAACCAGAACAAGAACCAGAACAAGAACCAGAACAGGAACCAGAACAGGAACCAGAACAGGAACCAGAACAGGAACCAGAACAGGAACCGGAAAAAGAACCAGAACAGGAACCAGAACAGGAACCAGAGGAACAGGAACCAGAGGAACAGGAACAGGAACAGGAACAGGAACAGGAACAGGAACAGGAACAGGAACAGACAGAAGAACACAATAATGAACACAACCTATTGGACAATACCGAAAGTAATCTATTGAATGATGATCCGAATCCGGAAGGTTTAGAACAAAATGAAACCGATATAAATATGTCTATTAAAAACAGTGTTCAAAGTAAAGCAAATACGTTGTTAGAATCAACAACAAATGTTTTTAACACAATCACGTCTGCAGTAGCATCAAACATAAAATCACTCACAAATCAAGAAATAAATAAATCTGAGGAAAAAAAAGAATCTGATATCAAAGACGATAGTGAAAAAGAAGATGAAAGTGAAGGTGAAGATGAAAGTGAAGAAGAAAATGAAAGTGAAGAAGAAAATGAAAGTGAAGGTGAAGATGAAGAAGAAGATAAAAGTGAAGAAGATAAAAGTGAAGAAGAAAATGAAAGTCAAGATGAAGATGGACTAATCGAACAAGATATTGATGAAGCCAATAGTAAGCTTTTTAAAAAAGAAAGACGCGAATATAACACCAAGAAAAAGAATAGCTCTATTTTTCCACAATTAGATGATAAGGATTTCAATGTCAAAATTGCATCAAAAAAAGAATTTGATGACCAAAAATATGACGGTCGTATAAATAAAAACATAGAAGAAGAAGCGAATCGCCAATGCAGTGCAGAATTTGAAATATCACCTCATCAACAATTTGTAAAGAATTTCATGTCTCTCAGTACTCCTTATAATAGTTTATTACTCTACCATGAATTAGGAACAGGTAAAACTTGCAGTGCAATCGGTATTACAGAAGAAATGAGAGATTACATGAAACAGACTGGAATAACAAAGCGAATTCTAATAATTGCATCACCAAATGTACAAGATAATTTCAGAAAACAGTTATTTGATCCGAATAAATTACAAAAGACTAAAAATGGTACTTGGAATCTTGATACGTGCGTCGGTAATAGCTTATTGAGAGAGATTAATATTGCACAAATTAGCGGTATGCCAAGAGATACAGTAATAAAATCAATTAAAACAATAATTAAAAAATTTTACAATTTCATGGGGTATGATTCTGTGGCTCTTTATAGCGACTCGGAACAGAAAAACATGAAAAGAAAGATGGATAGAAAAAGAAAAGTAGAAGGCGTAGCAAATTTCGAGCTACCTGATATAATTGAGAATGAATTACCAGAAATTATAGATTTACAACCAGTCAAACTAACTGATTCGGAAGAGGTAAAACAACAAAAAAAAGCTGTGATCAAACGTTTAAAAAATAAATTTGACCATAGATTAATTGTTGTTGATGAATTTCACAATATGATAGCAAGAAAAGAAAATACTAAAAAATCAACAGCATTAATATTATTGCAAATTGTAAGATATTGTGAGTATGCACGTTTTCTATTTTTATCGGCAACACCGTTGTATAATTCACACGAAGAAATAATATGGGTGACAAATTTGATGAATATGAATGACAAACGTGCGGTAATAACAAGGAAACAAGTATTTGATAAAAATGGGAAATTCATTGAAGAAAAAAAAAATGAACAAGGAATCATTATAGAAGAAAGTGGCCAAGATTTACTTAAAAGAAAACTGACTGGTTATATTTCGTACGTTCGTGGAGAAAATCCTTATACTTTTCCTTATAGAATATATCCGAAGGACTTTGCAGATAAAAAATGCATTCTAGAATCTTACAAGTACCCAGAAAAACAGTTTAACGGAACAAATATAAGCGCTGAACCAGAAAAATACGTATTGGATAATATGTACATTGATACTTTAGATAATTATCAATCGCATGCATATAATGGAATATTAAAAGCTCTAAGTAAAAATATCACTGATTTTAAAGAAAGATTATCTTTTGGTTTCAAGGAATTAATAAAACCAATAAGTGCTTTAAATATGACTTATCCTTCTGATGCACTATATGAACACATAAAAACAAATAATAAAGAAGTATTTGAAGGAATAACATCAAATTTACACGGAAAAGAGGGAATGGAAAGTGTTATGAAATATCAAAAAACGAATGCTCCATACGAACAAATTCACAATTTCGAGTATATTCCAAGTATTATGGAAAAGTACGGTCGAATATTTGCACCAGAAAATATTGGAAAGTACAGTTCTAAAATAAAATCAATATGTGAAGCAGTATCAAAATCAAAAGGAATTGTAATAATATATTCTAGATATTTAGATGGTGGATTATTACCAATGGCAATCGCTCTTGAAGAAATGGGCTTTGGGAGATATAGTTATTCATCTCATGTAAAACCATTCTTAAAGGAAAAACAACCTTCTATAAATCCGCTCAATATGAAAAAGAAAAAACCAGAAGATGAATATACTGCAAAATATGCCATGATAACAGGAACCAAATTATACTCTCATAATAACGATTTGGATTTAGAGTTGATAATGAATAATTCTAACTACGATGGAAGACATGTAAAAGTAGTTATGATTTCAGAGGCTGGTAGCGAAGGCCTCGATTTCAAAAATGTAAGGCAGGTACATGTATTAGATCCATGGTATAATATGAGTAGAATAGAGCAAGTAATTGGTCGTGCTGTTAGAAACAAAAGTCACTGTAAATTACCATTATCAGAGAGAAATGTGGAAATATATATGCATGTAGCTATAGATGAAATATCAATGTTAGAAACAGCTGATATGTACATGTATAGATATGCAGAACAAAAAGCAATTCAAATCGGCAAAATAACTCGCATAATGAAAGAGACAGCGGTTGATTGTATTCTGAATTCAAGTCAAAATAACTTTACAGAAAACGGCATAGGAACTGAAATAAATATTGAGACATCTACTAGTAAAAAACTCAAATACAAGGTAGGTGACAAAGCATTTTCGAGTAAATGTGATTATATGGAAACATGCGAATTCACATGTAAGCCAAATAACGTTGTAAAAGAAATAAGTAAAACTACATACAATATTCATCATATTAGTCAAAACTTTGAGAGAGTTGCAAAACGAATAAGGGATCTTTACAGAGATCGTACATTTTATGATTTAAAGAATTTGGTACAAGACATACAAGTGAATAAAGCATACCCAATTGAAGAAATATATTATACACTTTCAAGATTTCTTAAAAATAAAAGAGAATGGATTGTTTGCAATGGGCGCTCTGGGTATTTGGTAAAGCGTGACGATATTTATGTTTTTCAACCTGACGAAATATCCGATAAATATGCTTCGTTATATGATAGAAGTATTCCGGTAGATTTTAAACCCAAAAATGTTACAATAGAATTGCCTGAAAAAAACGAAATCCCAGTCATAGCAAATAATGATAGTATTCATCACATTCCTCCAAAGATACCAAAAGATTATTTAGAAAATAATAGACCATTACAAGCAATTCAAGACCAACAACCAAAAACAAGTGCTTTAGGTAAAAAAATAGATTCAGCTACTGCTGATATAAATAAACTTTTTGAAAACCATATGAAAAAAATTCACGAACACATTTCTATTTGGGAACAAGATATAATTGAATTCCGAGTCAATAAAACAAAAGAAATCCAAGAAACATCCAAAAATTTGAATAAAACTTACAAATTGGAAAAATCAAATGATATAAATAGTGTTGGTATTATTGTTTTTAATTATTTAATTTCAAACGAGCTGATGGAAAAAAATGACATATTATTTCATCTGTTATATCATTACATGGACAATTTACTATATAAAGACCGGTCAAGCATTGTGATAAATTTATTTACAAATAATACAGATTTTGAAAGCAAACCAGTTAGTGCATTTACTACAGTAGAAGAAACAATAAAAAGTTATTTTTTAAATAAAATCAAAAAAATATCAAAAGATTTTTACGTTCTCTGTATAACAAAAGCAACTAAAAATGTTCTTATGGTTTGGAATAACAATGTATGGCGAGATATTTTGACCACAGAAAAAGAAAAACCTGAAGTGAAAGCTTTGCAGAATTCTTTTAATAAGCAACAAGAGCTACTAGAAAGAGTACGAGACGAGCATAAATACATTGACAAAGCAGTTAAATATATAAACGATTTTATAGTACCACATCAACCTTTAGCAGTGTTTGCGTCTGTTTTGAAAGGTTCAGAAGTGTTCAAGTATGGAGTAAAAGTAAAGTACATTTTAGAGGCGAGAAATGCATCTGGTGCGAATTTAGATCAAGTTACTAAGGAAAAAACAATAAAACGAATCGAATTTTTAAATTTGGTTAATGGAAAAACGAAAAACAATTTGGAACTAGAAAAACATAATCCAGGTGTAACTTTTTTCAAGATAAAAGGTGATAATATCTATATGAATAAGATTCATATGTGTTTGTTATTTGAATTATTATTAAGATTTATGACAGCAAATGGAAAAGGTCAATGGTTTTTAAATCTAGAAGAAGCGATTGAAACAAAATTAACGGAATTCAATATCACAAAACAAACAATAGGAAATGATATCATATTTGATATCTAAATGCAAAAAACAATAAAATTGAAAAAGGAATAAGAAATTATATAAATGATATTTATATAGTTTAATAATGGCAGAAAAGAAAGTAAATCAAAAGGCTAAACAAAACAACAAACCTATCACCCATGATGGATTGTATTTTAATAACATATTGGAAATGAAAATACTCTTATTACCTCGTCATATCGGTGTAGGAACTACAAAGGAAAATCTAAAGTCTTCTATTCAGCATTATATTGAAGGTAAGTGTATAAAAGAGGGTTATGTCAAACCAGGTACAGTAAATATTAAAACATACACTAGTGGTACATTGAAAGGGGACAAAATAGAATTTACAGTAATATTTGAGTGCAAAACATACAACCCTGCAGAGGGTTCATGGATTGATTGTAAAGTGCGAAGTGTAACAAAGGCTGGAATCCATGCCGATGTATTTGATGATAAAAGTAACATACCTGCGACTGTATTTGTTTTGAGAGATCATTTTGCTGAAAATAAATATTTTAACACTATTTCTGAAGACGATAATATAAGCGTTAAAGTGATTGGGACAAGATACGAATTAAACGACTCTTGTGTAGAAATATTAGGTAATTTGATGATGCCTCCAAAAAACAAATAATAAAAAGCGAATAAACTGAAAATATATAAAGATTACTTTTTTGTTCACATAATTTCAGTACGATTATGAATGCCACTTTGCTAAATAGAATTAGAGAAACTGAATCGTACAACCATATTGTTATTGGATCTATACTTCGTAAATACCCTGTGGTAAAACTAAATGAAAATCAAAATGGTATTATGATTAATATATCTACAATACCAGAAGAGGCAATTCGTGAAATAACACAATTTATTGAATATATTGACAAACAACAAGTAATTTTGGATAAAATTGAAGAAGAAGCTGATAAATGCAAACAATATCTCTTAGAAACAGAAAATACTTAAATATAATTTATTGCTTATTATAGAGTAATATGTTTTGGATCGATCCAATCTGCCAAACCGGCAATAATTGGTCTATATGTGACTTAGAACCGTTTATGTACTCTACCGAAACTAGGGATCGCACAATAGATGTGAAAAAATCACAAATCGACATAGAAGTTAAAGGATATGACAATACAAAAGACGTTTTGGAAGAGGAAAATAATGACGATAAAAATGACGATAAAAATGACGATAAAAACGACGAAATGATAAATATATCAAACAACATAAATGCAAAAGCAAACTTACGTAGCTTACCTCATGTTAAAAAATCACAAGATCCATTGTTTTGGGCATTATATTTGGGAAACTATGGTAAAGATGAATATTTATTGAAAAAAAATATTATAAACACAGAGATGAATGAAAAAAAACAAATATCAGAAAAGTTCTTTAAGCTAGGTTCAAAAGAAATTACGAATCAACTCTGTGCTAAAATAACAAAAATAAATTGTGGTAAAATAGCAGAAAATATACTCACTCTTCCTAAAATGCCAATTGATTCAATATTTGCTTGTTGCATATTTTATGAATGCAATATTATATTAGTAAATCTAGAACAAAAAACCTGTCTGCGTTTTGAAAGAAAATCTGAGACAATAAAAACAATAGTTATCTACAAAGAAAATAGTCGTAGTTTAAATTTGTTTGTTGATGACAATGAAAAAATTTTTACCTTAATTGAGATAAATGAAAAGTTTTTCCATTTAATTAATGAAGAAAAACCATTAAAAGGTATAAGTAGTTATAAAGTAAGCGATTTGGAAAATATCGCAAATTGTTTAGGGATGGTTATCGAAAAACCAATTAAAAAGAATATTTTATATGAAAACATTGTATTACATGCTGTATGGAAATAAAATATTATCAATAAAATTGAAATATATATAGTTTTTTCTTGTTATTATATATAATTCGTCATAATGTCTAAAGAAACACACAGAAAAGATTTATCTTTTGATTTCGAAGAAATGTTGAAGCACTATTTAGTAAAGTGCGATAACATCGAAACAAATAAAAACCTTTCTCCAGAGCTAGAAATAAGATTTGGAACGAATCCCAAAATCGCAAAACCAATTACAGTTATCGACTACAAACACGTGGTAGAAAATTTATTGTCAAATGGTTGGTTGTCGGAAGCACATGATATGACAGGAAAGCAAATGTTACGAATAATTCCAGAAAGATACATAAATGATAATAACTATGGGAAAAAAAATGAAATTAATAAGAATACACGTACAAATAATGCCGATGAAACAAAAAATAACAAGCACGACAAAGGCGACAAAGACGATAAAGACGATATGGACGATAACGACAAAAAAGACGAAAATGTAGAAGATTATAAAGGTTTAGATGAAAATAATCAAAAAGGGGGTGGAAGAAAAAATTACGTAATGTCAAAAATTAGAGCTGAATTAGAAGGTAAAACGTTGATACAAAAGTACTGTAGCAGCAATGACTTGAATCAACTCAAAGGATTGTCAGGGATAAAATTTACAAAAAAAAACGTCATAATAAATCAAGAAACTGGAAAACCGTTTAAAAATATTGATTTTGAAGATTTTAATTTTCGCGTTGCTTACATGGAAGAAGAAGATTACGATTTTAATTATACACAATATATCCCAATAAAGAGACTGTTGTATGATTGGCCAACATCCAAAAAAACATATAGAAGCATCAACCGTGTTCGCTTCCGACACTTAGATTATCCTGTTTTTGTAGACGTCAGTATGATAAAAACGAATCGCAAAAATAAAATAAATACAAGAAAGAACGGTCATGCTTCACCAATACCCACAGAAACAATACAGGAATCTGGTGTATTTGACACACCGCCTATATTTGAAATCGAATTGGAACTGGATAATACTCGAATGAGTTCTTATGAAAGTAATAAAAAAGGTGTGGATAAACTTATGAGTAAAATCAAAAAGTGCATTCGATTTGTTCTATCTGGACTTCAAGAAACACCATATCCTGTAAGCTACAATGAACAAAAAGAGATTATTGATACTTACATGTGTAGAATACATACAGATTCATGGTTGAATACTAGAATTCCTACACCTTACTTTATTGGACCACAATCAGTACCAATTCAATTGGAAAATACAATTCATGACGAAACAATGCTATCAAGTACAATATCTATTGTCAAAGACTACACTGTAACTGAAAAAGCAGATGGACAAAGAGCATTGCTTTACGTGTCTAAGAATGGAAAAATTTTCATGATTTCAAATAATCTAAAGGTGATGTTCACAGGATCTATAACTAAGGAAAAACTCTGCTTTGACAGCTTATTGGATGGAGAGTATATACTACATGGAAAACCACCCAATAAAGATATGATATTTTTGTACGCTGCATTTGACATCTATTATTTTGGTGGAATGCAAAAAAATGCACATGTACGAGATTTGCCATTTGCCACTAATGATGATACCGCATTAGAAGATAAATATAGATTATCTTTACTTGAAAAGTTTAGTTCATTGTTCAAAGTAGAACAAGTGACACAGAATGCAAAGTGCGCATTCCGATTTAGATGCAAAAAATTCGAAACATATCGAGAAAATGAACAAACTATATTTGAAGCATCATCACTTGTTTTGAATCGAAATTACGAGTATGAAGTAGATGGATTAATATTTACTCCTATGAATCTAGGCGTTGGCGGAGATAATCCAGGACAAGCAAATACTTTAGGGAAAAAATTTACATGGAAACATTCTTTTAAATGGAAACCACCATATTATAATACAATAGACTTTTTAGTAAAAACAAAAAAAGGAGACGATGGCCAAGACCTAATTAAATATATTGCAAATGAAGGAACAGATACATTGAAAAATATCATACCCTATAAAACCCTTATTTTAAATGTAGGTTTTGATAAAAAAAAACATAAGCACATGAATGTTTTCCATGACGTATTGTATGACAATGATGAATACTTTACAAAACTTATTGGACAAGACAGTGAGTCTAATTATGAAGCAATGCCCTTTGTTCCTACAGAACCATATGACCCAGAAGCATATATTTGTCATATTGAATTGGAAGAAGATTCTACGCGAAAGTTACGAATGAAAACAGTTGAAGGAGATGTATTCGATGAAAACATGGTTGTAGAGTTTCAATATTTGAAGGATGATAATATGAAAAAAGGTCCATGGAAGTGGGTACCATTGAGAGTTAGACAAGATAAAACCCAGGCTTTACGAGAAGGGATGAAAAGTATGAATAATTACACAACCGCAGATACAAATTGGAAATCAATTCATTTACCTATAACTGAAAAAATGATTTGCGGTGAAGAAGAAATACCAAAAATAGAAATTACTGATGCCGTTTATTACAATATTACAAAAAAAAATGAATCAACAACTAATTCGTTACGTGTGTTTCACAATTATGTAAAGCGAAAACTGATTAGCAATATTTCGAATCACCTTAGAAAACGAATGAATATTAGCGAACCTATACTTATAGATTTCTCAGTAGGGAAAGGTGGTGATCTTTCGAAATGGACATATTCAAAAATTAAGTTTGTTCTTGGAATAGACTATCACGGAGATAATATTACAAACCCTTATAATGGCGCGTGTATAAGATACCTTCGTGAAAGAGTGAGAAACAAAACATCGTCTCTTCGCGCTTTGTTCGTGGAAGGAAATAGCAGTTTAAATATAAGAACCCAAGGTACTGCATTTAACAGTTCTATGGAAAAAGAACTAGTTCAATCTATATTTGGACATGGTAAAAATACAAATTATAAAAAATATGTTTTCAAACATGGAATTGCAAACGAAGGGTTTCATATAAGCTCATGTCAGTTTTCACTTCATTATTTCTTTGAAAATTCAAAAACATTGCATTCCTTTTTAAAAAATGTCGCTGAATGCACTAGATTACACGGATACTTTATAGGAACTTGTTTTGACGGAGAAGAAGTTTTTAAATTTTTACATAAACGTTCTAATGGTACATTGATAAAAAAGAATGAATCTATACGAATTGATAAAAACGGAAAAAAAATGTTTGAAGTTGTAAAAAAATACAATTCCATGATTCAAGAATTCAAACCAGATGAAACATCAATTGGACTACCTATACAAGTTTTTCAAGAAAGTATTGATAAATCATTCACTGAATATTTAGTAAACTTTGAATATCTTATACAATTGATGGAAAATTATGGTTTTGTATTGCTTGAAAAGGATGAATTACGATCTATAGGATTTCGAGAATCAACTGCGTTATTTAAACGATTTTATGGATTATTAGAACAAGACATGAAGAATGATAATGACGTAGGAGATTTCAAAGATGCAACTATGATGACACATCACGAAAAAACAGTTTCATTTTTGAACAGATATTTCATATTCAAAAAAGTAAGAGAACTCTCTACAACCACTTTAACCCAAATGAATAATATCATTCAAGAAGAAGAAGAATCAAAAACAGAAGTTGTTGACAAAATAAAAGAGGATGAAATTCCTCGTAAAGAAAGAAAGAAAATTAAAAAAATTAAAGTTACCCTTAACGAAGACAATTATTCACCGTTAGCTGACTTTGATGACCCACAAATACAAAAGTTCTATGAAGAACTACCAGAAAAGAAGAAAAATAAAATGAATGCATTGAGTCATTACGATAAGGAAATATGGGTAAAATACTTGATGAAGAAGAAACAACAAAATTAACTGAAAGATCTATAATAATTTATATAAACGTAATATTACTTTTTTTATAAGTTAAAATAATAGATGCAAAATTTGCAACCATTCTATGTTAAAACAAGTAACACTCAAAATCAAAGAAGGCTTACTACAATGATATACTACTTATTTCCAAGATGTAACCTGAATATAACATTACATTGTAAATGTTCGTTTCTAGAATCAAAACCTTGTAAATATTATTCATATTCATTAAATAGCTTTCTTCAAGAAATTGAGGTTTCCACGAATGAAATAGATAATTGGAAAGAAATACGTCATTTGGCAAATCCATATCGTTTATTACCATCATTATTTGCTTCTAAATACCGCAATAATAAAACAGATGAAATATATTTTGTATTTTTTGAAATAATTGAAATATGCAATATTATGAATTTTAAATGGAAAGATATTTCTGTTTTGAGGTGTTTGCATTTTGATGAAAGAACATTGCAACCTTTAAACTTTCTCAATAAACGCAGCAAACATATGACATGTAAATGGAATTCCCTTTTCAGCAATGAAACATATATGTCATATTCAAAACAACATTTTAATTTAGTCTTATGTTCGGCTTATCGCCAAACTGAATATGAAAATGCATTAAGTTTAATATTACAAATTTGTATTGCAATCACTACTTCAAAAAAAGGTAGTGATTGTATAATAAAGTATAGCGATTCATTTGAAAAACTTTCATTAGATATATTCACCTTTGTATCGCATTTTTATGAAAAAACTTTTTTCATGAAGCCCAGCGTATGTAATTTAACGAATAGCGAAAAATACATTGTTTGTTCAAACTACATATATAGTCAAATTAGTGAAAAGAGCAAAGATACGTTACATCAATTGTACAAAGAAGTAGTTTATTTACACAACAATCCAAATAAATTTCTTTCACGTATTTTATCCCAAGATATTCCAATGTTTATATGGAGCAAATTTGAAGAAATTAATTCTATTTTAGGTCAAACAAGATTGGAACAGATAAACTTTCTAGCAATGAATTGTAATGAAAATAAACAAGAATCAAAAGAATCTACCACAAAGTCAGATAAACAAAAATGCGAAGAATGGTTAGAAAAAAATATATCATAGATGATGTAATAATTTCAACAGACTTCACAATATTGTAAACTCAGCTATCATAGATGAATGTGAATAACAATAATATTTCAAAATTCCTGAATAATCAGATGGTATAGAAATCGTGATTGATTCATTGTTAACAATGGAATTCACTCCATTCACACCATTAGATACTCCTGTACTGGAGATTGGAATACCAGTAGTGTTTTGTTTCCAACCATTTCCCAAATTGAAGGGATGACCACTATCATTGCGTGTGAATATATATGATAAACCTCTTTCTAGTGTTGGTGTTCCAACATTTCCGTCTGAATCTGTAAAATTATAGTAAGGGGAACTAGATCCTAATGTTGATACTGTATATGGTATCGCGATCCCATTTTTTATCAAACCGAATGAATTATTTCCGCTATGGTAATATTTCAGCGTAGGTGTAAATGCATCAACACGTACAATTGTATAATAAGTATGACCTTCTTGTAGTTTCCCTTCTCTATAAACATTGGCATATACTTGTGAGTCAGATTCACGTACAAATTGTATTGGATATGAATGATTACTAGAATCTGTTTGTTCAAAAATAATAATTCCAGCTTCAGTGTATGTTAATTCAGGATAAGGAGTGCTATTAATGATCATATTCATATTTGTATTTGTATTGTCAATAGATACATTGTAATTTGCAATGCTACTGAAAGCAGTTTTGTATGACTTGTTAACATGATCAATTAACCGTTTTTGTTGTTTTATATTCCAACCTTCTCTATAAACATTTGTAAAACTAATATTTACATTTGGATTAGTAGATTCATTTCCCAAATGAAAAGTCCCACCAACAGTTTTCATTTTATTTAGCATTTCGAGAGCAGTATATCGTTCAAAAACATGATCTTTTGAATATACTAACGTACCATCTGACTGATACAAACGCATTTTTAGTTTATTGATATTTTTTCTAGAAACACTGTAAAATACAAAATAATTTTTATCCTTCTCTATTTCTGAATACGCTAATATATGAATGTTTAAATCCACTATTGTGTTGAATTTCCCAATTAAACTAGAAATATCACTAACACCTCTATGTTTTGCGTAGCTATCAACATGTATGTTATCAAAAGCAGTTGAATTTATGGTTGGAAGACTCGTTTCGTGTTGAAAAATAACAGTAGACAATGACGAACAACCTTCAAATGATAAATTCTCTAATGAAGTAACGGAAGATGGAAACACTATCGTTTTAATATTAGTACAACCCTTGAACGCTTCTAATTTAATTTCTTCCATAAAAGCAGGTATATTTACATTTTCAATTACTGTGTTATCCTTAAATGCTTGTGGATCTATCTTTGTTATTGTATAAGTATCACCATTATGTACTATTGTTTGTGGGATTTCCAAATATTTTGAAGTTACGTTAGTTGATACAGTTACAGAACCGTTTGTTGAATCAGTATTTAATTCATATTTAATATTATTTGTGTCAGTGAATTCAATAATAGCCATTGTATATAGATAAATAAGATTTTTTTATAAATATTTGAAACTTATTGCTTAAAATATTTATAAACAATACTTGACATAATACATATGAGATTACTAAGCTTTGATGTAGGTATTAAAAATTTAGCGTATTGTATTTTGGAAAAAAAAAATTCTTCACTGGAGATTTTAGAATGGAACGTGATAAATTTATGCGATTCAGAAAGTTCTAGCGAACAATTAAAATGTCAAATTGTATTAAAAACAAATAAAAAAGTTTGTGGTAAAACGGCTACATATAAAAAAAATAATATTTATTGCTGCAATACTCACGCAAAACAAAATACTAAATACATTATTCCCTCAAAACAACACAGCATATCGTATTTGAAAAAACAAAAAGTGGAAGTTTTGAGGGAATTGCTAAAATTAACAGGTACTTGTACAACACCTAAAAACAAAATGGAAGTTATAGATGCTTTGAATAATTACTACAATGACAAATCTTGGGAAATAATATCAATTGCAAAGAAAACAAATGCCAGTAAAATAGATTTGATAACAGTAGGAAGAAAACTACATACTGCACTTTCTGAAAATCAAATAATTAAAACAGTAACACATGTTGTAATTGAAAACCAAATAAGTCCCATTGCAAATCGTATGAAAACATTACAAGGTATGATTGCTCAGCATTTTATATCAAATGGTGTAAATCATATTGAATTTGTATCTTCGAGTAATAAGTTGAAAGGTTTTGAAGACCAATCTGAAGAAAAAACAAGCTATCAAAAAAACAAGAAAAACGGTATTTATTATTGTGAAAAGCTTTTAAGGAAATATAATTTGTCAAATTGGAATGCATACTTCTCTCAATATGGGAAAAAGAAAGACGATTTGGCCGATTGTTTTCTTCAAGGTATCTGGTTTCTAGAAAAAATATAATATATGATGCGTAGGATTTAAAAATAAATAATGTATTATCACCATAAACATGGAGGTTGTAGATATTGATCTAGATAATATTCCTTTGAACGAATCAGCAATGCCGTCTTCTACGATCGATTCAACATCATCTTTGGGTGGAGGAATAGAATTATTAATGAATGAAAAGAAAAAATCTTCTTCGTCTTCAACAAAAATAGATTTAGAAGATTTGGATTTGTTAGAAAACGAATTAAATGATTTGTCGGAAACGAATACTTCTGTTCCTTCAGATGGCCAATCAAAATTCATAAATGGTATTGGAGGTTTAGGAAGTTTCGGTAATATGTTTGGTTTAGGAAATAAATCGAATGAAAATAACAATTCCTCGACTGGAAATAATATCAATTTAGGTCAAGCTACTAAAGATACATCCGCATCCAATGCAAGAACATGGGATGGCTTTACAAAAGTTGGTGAAGATATTCCAAAAGAGACTAGATCTTCTGTTCATTTATCGGAAAGAGAAAAACGACGTAAAAAACGGCTTATGATAAAAAAACTCGAAGAATGGGCTGAAAAAGGAACTTATAAACATGGTTCTTCATTTACAATGGAATCAAATTTTGATGAAATAGAAGATGAATATGAAGGAGCTTTAGAAGAAAAACGAAAAAAAGACAGTATAAAATTACAAGGATGGTGGTTCACAACTGTAATCAATACATTGGAATACGGTAATGCATTATTAAATCCATTTGACTTGAACCTTGATGGATGGGGAGAACAAGTTAGCGAAGATTTAGACAGTTATGATGAAATTTTCAGTGAGCTACATGATAAATACAAGGGTGGAAAAATGGCACCGGAAGTGTCTTTATTATTACGTATCGGATTCTCTGCAGCGGTTGTAAATATGAGTAATAAAATGTTGAGTTCTGCGACACCAGGATTCAATGACGTTATTAAACAAAGTCCTGAATTAATGAAAATGTTTTCAAATGCAGCGGTAGATACAATGAGCAAGCAAAATTCAGCTTTTGATTTTGCAAAATCTATGATGAATCCACCTGAAGAAGTAAATACTAAACTTGGACCACCACCTGCTCCAGTGGAAACAAAATCACAAGCTCCTCCTAAAAGACCTGGATCTATGAATTTTACTGCACATCCTGGTAATAGACCAGATATTACAATGGCACAAGCGACTCCTATGTTTAGAGAAGGTGGTATAGATATTACTTCAAATTCAAGAAATATTAATGAACCGGATGCTCCATTACCATTAAAAAGACCTGATATGAGAGGACCACAAACAACTCCAGATATAGACCAACTTTTATCTGGTTTGAAACCAAAAATAAATGATTCCGTTCCTGTATCTTCACCCATTGAAAATGACTCAAATAAGCTTGGTAGCGAATCAATTGTGAGTGTATCTTCATTAAGAGACTTGGAATCTTCTCAAATGCCAAAAAAAGGTAGAAGAAAAAATACTTCAAACCGAAATAATACGGTAGCTCTTGACATTTAAACCCTCGAATATTTAAAATGGTTTATCATTTGTGGTCTTTCTAGAATATTAATCTACAAAGTATTTTTAATTATTCACTGGTATAAATACTTCTAAATAAATATAAATAATACAATATATATAATATCAACAGTACAAATCTATTTTTCATGCTTTTTAAGAATATTCAACAATCATCAAGACAGATTTTAAATTGTATTAATAAAATACCGTACAAGTTTTATGCTCAAATCGCATATTTTTTGTTAATACATAATTATTACATGTTGCTAAAATGGCTTGACAAATCAATCATAAAACCATTTGGGGAATATATCCATAAATATATAAAACATGAACCGACTGAGTCACAATGGATTCAAATATACTCACTTCTGACAAGCGAATGCACTACAGAAATGGGTGTGGATGATATGTTTTTTACTTCAGAATCACAGTATGTAATTTCGTATACAAGCTGTTTCGACACGTTTTTAAAAGATGAATTTGCTTATTTCCAAAGTTCATCTATAAAAACGCCTTCATATGATCCTGAAGTACAACAAATTCCTCAACAGTACGAGACATTATTTATTGCTCGCTATGATGATGCGTTTATATTCAAATCATTTCCTGCTTTTGTAAAAATGAACAAAACAGAACTGAATACAAAGCCAAATAATAGTAACATAGAATTTCTATATGTTCAATATTGTCACCCATCAATGTATAGGTCAATTGAATTAACTATTCCTACAGGATATTATTTAGAGGGAAATGACTTATTTACACCAGCTTTTGTTCAGAGAATTTTAGAATTGCAAAATACTTATTATATTTATGATATGGACTATGAAATTCGCATTGTTGATCACAACGTAGAAACAAAGACAATAAAAAGTGATGAATATATTACATTCAAAAAAGACGGATACGAAATTAAAAAATTTGGATTATCAGAAAAAGATCATAAGGATGAACAAGAAAATAAGGAAGAACAAGATGTAAATAGTGATAGCGAGATTGACAGCGAGATTGACAGCGATTACAGTAGCAATAACGAACAAGGTAAATCATTAATTGATTTTTTTCGATCTTTTAATTTTTTTACCTAGGTTGTAAATCACTTTTCATATAAATATGTTAAATATTACAGTAAAAAATAATATTAATGAATTGTATAATGAGTGTTATTCCAAATATTATTGGCGGTAAAAAAAATTCGAAAAAAAAAGGGTCGGCATGTACTTATTTAAGCAAAAAAAAATGTAAATTTCCATGTAAAAAAATAAAAAAATCAGACTCGAAAAAAAGTTATTGTAGAACAAAGTTCTCGAAATATGCAGATTATCAGAACATGAAATCGAAGAAAATTATACGTGGTAAAAATAAGGTTGGTAAAAATTCGTTGAAAAATAAAGTCAAAATAAAAAAAGATATATCTAATAAGAAAGCAGATTTGGAAAACCCTGAACCTGAATCAAATAAGAAAACAGTTCAACAAGCTGAACCTGAAGCAAATGCCGAGACAGAACCTGAAGCAAATACCGAGACAGAACCTGAAGCAAATGCCGAGACAGAACCTGAAGCAAATGCCGAGACAGAACCTGAAGCAAATGTCGAGACAGAACCTAAAGCAAATACCGAGACAGAGCAAAACGACAATGTAGAAG